GATCCGCTTCCTAGCCGGGACGATTCATCTCCCAAAAAGCGGAAGAGAAAGAAGTCCTAGACATGGCGATTACGAACGGATACACGACACTCGCCGCGTTTCAGGCCTACGCCAACATGAGCACCGTCACGGCAGACGAGACGGCGACCATCGAGAAGGCCATCGAAGCCGCATCTCGCACGATCGACCGAATCGCTAACCGGCGTTTCTGGATGGACGCGAACGCGACCGCCCGCCTCTACCGGACAACCGACTTCTATACGCTCTTCGTCGATGACATCGGCTCCACGAGCGGACTACAAGTCGCCTTCGACGCCACCGGGAACGGCAACTACACGGACATCCAAGTCCTGAACACTGACTACATTCTCGACCCGGTCACCGCACCGCAGCAGCAGCGCCCCTACACGCAAATAACTATCGTCGGCCCCGATCTCTTCCCTCTACCGATCTCACGACGCCCTCAAGTCCAAGTTACCGCCCGCTTCGGATGGTATCTCGGCACACCGCCCGACGACGTCGTCGAAGCCTGCCTCATCCTCGCAGCCGACTACGTCAAGAGAGCCTCATCGGTAGGCGGAGTTCTCGGCCTCTCAGAACTCGGAGCTATCCGAATGAGTCCCCTCGGACGAGACATCTCGGCGATCGTCCGGGCGTACCGTCGCGAGGTAGTCGCGTGACACCGTCCACAGTTCGCGACAAGATGAAACTCGCGCTCAACATCACTGGACTGCGCGTCTATGACACGATTCCCGAGAACGTCGTCCCACCGGCGGCAGTGATCGGGAATCTGACGATGGACTGGGACTTAGTCATGAAACGCGGAGCAGATACCGCGAACCTCGACGTCACCGTCATAGCCGGACGAATGAGCGACCGTGCTGCGCAAGATTACCTCGACGGACTTCTCACCGCTACCGGGAATAGTTCCATCAAAACGAAAATCGAAGCCGATCAGACGCTCGGCGGCTCCGTCTCCTCGATCAGATGCCTACGAGCCTCCCCGCTCTCCGTCACCGTCTCCGGCGTCGAGATGCTCGCGTACCGCTTCGAGGTAGTGTGCTACGGATGACAAAGTACCGCGTGACTAGCCGACGCCTCTACGGATTCGCCGACGGCGACATCGTCTCCGCAGAAGGCTTACAGCTCTGCGGCATCGACCTCGACCGGGCAAGAGCGAAGAATCTCATTGCAGAAATCGGCTACGATGAACCCCGCAAGCACAAAGGCGCCCGCAAGGACGCCTCCGATACAGACAAGGACTAGACTCACCTCATGCCTACAGCAACATTCCTCGGAGCCGCCTCCGTCTTCACGGTGGACTCGGTCGACCTCGCCGACCAGCTCGTCTCGATCACCATGACAAAGAACGTCGACGCGCTCGAGAGCACGAGTCTAAAAGATGCCTCGAGGACATTCGTCGCAGGCCTACAGTCATCGGAAACGACCTTCACGGTCATGGGAACCTTCGCCTCCGGTGAAGCGATCCAAGCGATCTTCGGCGACGTCGGCGCCTCCGTGACGATCATCTACGAGCCACTCACTGCCGCCCCGGGTGCCAGCTCGCCCCGCTATACGCACTCGGGAGCCTTCCTTGCCTCGGCACCGATCGCAGTCTCCGTAGGAGAGCTCGTCCAAGTAACCGCCACCTACACCGGCGGCGCGATCGTGCAGGCGGTCGCCTAAACGATGCTCGACATCTCCGTCACAATAAAGCGGAAAGACGGAACGCAAGAATCGTTCCCCGTCTACGCAGACTCACAGATCGCGTTCGAGCGCTGGGCGAAAGTGTCCATCTCGGCCGCGTTCGATCCGAACGGGAAACCGAAGATGGAATCCCTCTACTACCTTGCGTGGCTCGCCGAAAAGAACTCCGGCAAAGTAACGAAAGTCTTCGACGAGTGGATCAAAGACATCGCCGCGGTCGGCCACGAGGACGGCCCGGGAAACTAGGCATCCCCGGAGGCGGGGTCGCAAGAGAGATCGCCGACCTCGCACTCATCACGAAGCTCGATCCTCTGGCGCTCATGCGGACGCCCCACGAGGTCATTCGTGCGCTCTACGATGGAGCTAAGAAACTGAACGAACGGAGACGCGCTCAACATGGCTAGCACCTCGGGAACGTTCGGCTACCGCTTAGGCGATGGAGTCGCCGGAGCAGTCAAAGTAGAAGGACTCTCGAAGATTCGACGCGACCTCCGTTCCCTCGGAGGCGACCTCGATCTCGTCAAAGGCGAGTTCCTCGAGACGAATAAGAAAGTCGCCGAAGTCGTCCTCGGAGACGCGAAGCGCTTCGTCCCGGTGCTCTCCGGAGCTCTCGCGAACTCGATGAAGAACGCCTCCACGAAGACCGCTGCGAAGATTCGAGTCGGCTCTTCCGGTGGCTCCAAGCGCTCCGGAAGTGCGGCGTCCGGCGATCTCGTCGAGTATGCCGGGCCGATTCACTTCGGCTGGCCGAAACGTCGAATCAAGCCGAACCCGTTCATCTACGAGGCGACCGACACTCGTCGAGGCGAGATCGCGAACCTCTACGCCGAGCGCATAACATCCGTCCGCAATAAGTACGACCTCTAATCATGGCCAAACCGATCACCGTCTCCATCGTCGGCAACGCCGGCCCGCTCAAGAAGTCCCTCGACGAAGCCGACGGAGCTCTCGGCAAGTTCGGCGGAGCCGTTCAGAAACTCGGACTCGCCGCAGCCGCAGGCGTCGGAGCTCTCGCCGCTGGGATCGGCTTCGCCGCAAAACAGGCCGCAGACGATCAGAAGTCATTCGAGCAGCTCGCGGTCACGATGCGCAACGTCACCGGGGCATCAGAGGAGATGGTGAAGTCGATCGACGACCAGCTCGGCGCGATGAGTCTCGCGACCGGCGTCGCAGACGACAAACTCCGCCCAGCCTACGAAGCACTCATCAGAGGCACAAAAGACGCCGAAACCGCGCTCAGGGACATGACGCTCGTCCTCGACATCTCTACCGCTCTACAAGCCGATCAGACGACCATCGCCGACGCCCTCGCGAAAGCCTACGAAGGCAACTTCCGAGCGCTTCGCAGCCTCTCGCCAGAGATGGCGACGATGATAAAAGAAGGGGCCTCTCTCGACGAAGTAATGAAAGTCCTCGGCGACACGTTCGGAGGCTCAGCAGCCGCAGCCGCAGGAACCTTCTCCGGACAAGTCGACCGACTCAAAGTCTTCTTCGGTGAGCTCGTCGAACAAGTCGGATACTACGTCCTCCCGGTGCTCTCTAAGATCGCCGAGTTCATCGTCGAAGACGTCGTCCCAGCGTTCCAGAAACTCGTCGACAAGTACGGCCCAGCACTCGCAGCTATCTTCGAGAAGATCGCCATCTTTATCGGGGACAAAGTCGTTCCGGTCATTAGAGACAGACTCCTTCCGTTCATTCAGCAAGTCGCCGAGTTCATTGGCGAAAAACTTGTCCCGGTCATCCGTGACGTCGCGATCAAAGTCTTCGACGGACTCCGTCAAATCTTCGAGAAGGTATCCGACAAGATCCAAGAGAACTCGGGGAACATTCAGAAGATGCGCGACTTCTTCGGCGACCTCATCAAGTTCGTGACTACCTACGTCGCCCCAGTACTGACAAAAGTCCTTGGAGTCGCCTTCGACGTCGTAGGCAAGGCGATCGGCCCGGTGATCGACGTCGTATTTACGTTCATGGGAGCGCTCTCATCTCTCGGCTCATTCGTCCTAAAGATCGCAGGATTCCTCGTCGGCACATTCGAGAAAGCCGTGAACGGGATTATCGACGTCGTGAACTTCGCGATCCGTCAAGCGAACAAACTGAACCCGTTCGAGAACATCCCGGAGATCGGTAAAGTGTCGATCTCGAGCTCGTTCGGTGCAGCTCCTAGCGCACCATCAGCTCCCGGAGCAGCAGTCCCCGACCGCCTCGACCGCATGGAGTCGGGCGCCTCGTCGATGCCATCGTTCACTATCCCGCCAGTCGGAGGCGGCACGTCCACCGGCGGCGGAGGAGGCGGAGGCGGAGGCGGAGGCGGAGGAGCTGCGGCAAGTCCATTCGATCCGAGCGCCTACGACGCAAAGAACCGCTTCTACACGATGCCGGCGGAACTCTCATCCGCTTACGCAGCGAAGAGCCGATTCTACGAGATTCCATCCGCGCTCGATGCCGCTTACGCACCGAAGCAGGCGATCTACAACGTCACCGTCAACACCGTAACGGCGGACGCCAATCTTCCGAATCTCGTCGTCGAAGCTCTCCAGACTTATAACCTCGTCTCCGGGCCGTTAGACGTTCAGATAGCAGTCTGAGCCATGCCCGCGAACATCATCACCGGCGGGACGCTCACCGTAGAGCTCGACGTCGGCTTCGGCGACGGCTTCACACTCAACGACGCTCAGCAAGGAATCCTAAACGGGACGACCTACGTTCTCGACGGCGTCGACCAGTTCGCCGAGATCGACGTCGTCTCCGTCAACATCGACCGCGGAAAGAAGACCGTCCTCGACTCGATTGCACCGGGACGAGCAACGATCATCGCCCGCGACACGACTCGAGCCTTCGACCCGTACAACGAAGCCAGCATCTATTGGGATGAGTTCGATGACACCCCGGGACTCTCCCCTCTGCGTCAGATACGCATCACCCGGAACTCGACAGTCATCTTCCGCGGTCGAGTCGTGGACTTCACCTATGACTACGTCGGCCCGAAAGCCATCCCCCAAGTGACGATCATCGCAGCCGACGACCTCTTCATCCTCTCGAACTCATTCCTCAACGCCTTCACGCCCTCTCAAGAGCTCTCCTCGGCTCGAGTCTCGACCATCCTCGACCGAACCGAAGTCGGCTGGAGCGCCTCCCTCCGAGACATTACGACCGGGACGACGACACTCGGGAACTATGCGATCGCCGAAGGCACAAACGCCCTCGACTACCTTCGCAAAATAGACGCAGCAGAACGCGGTCGAATCTTCGTCCGGGCATCAGACGGCGACCTCGTCTTCCAGCCTCGAATCGGTAACACGCTCTCAGCTCCGAGCGTCACATTCGCGGACAATGGCACAAACACGCCCTATAGGGAAGTCTTCGTCGACTTCACCGTGGACTCCGTCCTCAACCGGGTAACCGTCCAACGCCCCGGAGGAACCGCCCAGACTGCCACCGACCCGACCTCGATCGCCCTCTACTTCACGCAGGCCGAAAGCATCACAGATTCCCTCCTCTCAACAGACGCTCAAGCGCTTACACTCGCGAACTACCTCCTCGAAGGCTCCCCGGAGCCACGATTCTCAGGCGTCACTACCTTCTTCGGCTCCCTTACTACCGGGCAAAAGAACGCGGTCGCAGACGTCGAGATCGGTGAGACGATCGCAGTCACTCGCACGTTCACGACCGGCTCGCCGCTCACCGTCACGGAAGAGCTCACCGTCGAAGGCATCTCTCACCGGGTCGACCTACGCGGCGAGACGGTCACGTTCTACACCGCTCCGACGACCATCGTCTATGCCCTCCTCCTCGATGACGTCCTCTACGGACGCCTCGACGCGGACAACGTCCTCACCTAGTCGGCTAGGCTCTTAGCACTATGACGACCCCGTTCCCGTTCGTGGCTGGAGCCGTTCTCACAGCTCA